TGAAACGTTTAACTCGTAAATGCAGAGCATTGGTGAGAGCCACTGTCCCAAGCGCTAGAGCTAGTGCTAAACTGAACCAAATGAGCGCTTGACTTTCTTGCCCATTGTGTTATAATGGTTGTAGAAATTAAATAACGAGGCAATAAAATGAGTAATGTATATAATATAATGACTGATGAATACCAAATAGTGGCGTGTTGTAACAGTCGCCAAACGGCTGAACTGTTTATCTCGACCGACACAGGAACTGGTGAGTTGTTTATCCAAGACGTAGAAGTCTGGAACAAGGAATCTGTTTTGCTTCGCAATGAGCAAGAGGTTGCGAAAAAAGAATTTTATAGATGTAGAAAGATTGAGATTGATGCGAGGCCCAATGAAGACCCAAAAGATGTGGCTCGAGCTTTCGAAGCTGTTTATAAGACTGGTGCCAAAATGGATTCCATTACTGGTGCTAGATTAGATTATGAGATAACGGCATTTCTAGAGAAAATGTCTGAACTAAAAATAGAGGAAAAATATGCTTAAATTTGTGATAGAATACCAAGACTTTATAATACTATTCGCAGCTTCATTCTTACTGGTCGGTCTATTAGGACTCCAAAGTAAGAATGTCCAAGGTTCGAAATATGTTGCGGCTGCGATGACTTCGATAGCCATAACGGTTGCGAACTTCTTCTTTATTCGATTGGTTGTGAATGACGCTGGTTACTCTACGTTGATTGTTGCCGGACTCGGAGGAGCCTTAGGAATCGTATCTGCGATATATCTTTATGATAGAGCAAATAAAAAGAAAGTGATTATGAGACCTAATTATATGGGTGAGCATTTTCATGGATAGTATGTATTCGGAATAAATAGTGGATTATACTGGAGTATTTAAATTTGTACTTAACGATTAAAGTGAATAAGGCATTGGAGAGTCTGGAAAAAATTCTTCTTTGTCAGATGACACATAAAGAAATTGTCTCAGAGGTGCGAAGTGCGATACGACCTTTTGGTTCCAGGTTAGAAGTAAAATGGATACCAGAGTTAGACCTCTCAGAAATATCGGTCTCCGGTACGTTTGATGCAGAAAGAAAAAGACAACCAATATGTGTGACCTTGTTGTTCAGTTCGAACCATAAGCAGATTCATAATTGGACTGATAAGAGGCGACACGCCTTTATGTTTGAGTTAAGCCAGGTACTTCAGCATGAGATGATTCACAAGAGTCAGAACTCACAAAGAATTGAAGGTGATTCTGGATTTAATGTAGAACGAGATAAGGTAACTCAACAAAGAACTTATCTATCCAATAAAGATGAGATTGGTGCATATGCACATGACATAGCACTAGAGATAGTTGAACACTATGGTGGTAGAAAAAGATTTAAGACTGCTACTCAATTAGATAGAAAGAAATTGGTTGAGTCGTATAAAGTTTACAAAAAGGCCTTTGCCGGGACCGATTGGTCAAAGACACAAAAGGCTCTCTATAAAAAGATTTATAAGTGGATGGAGGAACTATGAGCTACGAAATGGCAATAACAATTACATGGGCAATTTTAGTCTATGTGTTTTATAAGATTGGTTTAAAAGAAGGCCGTGATGGTGCAGTTGAATTTGTGGTCGATAAACTAACAGAGCAAGAAGTTATTCATATAGATAAAGAAGGTGAGATTAGACCAGGCAAAGATGAAAAAGGTGCTTGACATCCATCATCGATTATGATAGGATTAGTATGAATGAATAATGTTTTTTTAAATTATGGAGATAGATGGCATGGCAAAGAAAGATAACAAGGTAGACGGACAAATTATTAAAGATGTTGATGATTTATTGGAAGTAAATACAGATTCAGTGCATGATGACCATGTATATGATTCTGAAAATCCAGTTGGCGATTCTGCAACTCATGACAAAAAGATAGTACAAGTTTCTAATGAAGTAGATGATTATCTTATGTCAATATCAGAAAAGCACAATCTTCATCCATTGAATATTTCTTCAATCATAATTGCACGAACAATGGTAATGTGTAAACATACAGATTGTTTAGAAGCCTTCAATAAAATTATGACTGGCATTACAGAAGAAGTTGCTGAACTTGGTGATTTCTATGATGGTGATGTAGGTACAGAGGCGACTAAACACTAATGAATACACTATTTGCATTACTTGTTATTTCATCTATAGGCGGAGTCGAAGAGACTTACCGTTTTGATAGTCAAGAAGATTGTCAACATGCTAGAGACTTAATTGAACAGAAGACAATGTGTGTTAGCGTTAAGGTGAGAAATCCATCTGCTGACATTACTGAATTCTTTAATAGTTTCACTGCAATGACCAAAGACTTTAGAAATAAAGAAAAACCACTTTCAGAGGAAGACACGTTTGGACCCACTAGAGAATACCAACGACAAGAAAACGGAATATCCTTTTGATGGCGTATACTTTTTTCCTGACCCCGAAACTCCTGGCCATATGGCACAGGATTGGTTTCAGCTGAAAGGTGATGAATACGAAAACCAAATAAAAATGAATGGAACTTCTCATGGAGATATGTTTCATGTTTCATTTATTGGTAAAGACAAGTTGGGCTTTCCAGCAGTAGAGGAATCGTTTGAAGCTGTGTTCTCTGATGTTGATACTTATCTAAAAGGCCTTGCCGGTTCGAATGTTCACGGAGTTATACTTCGAAAAACTGACAAATCTGCCAAATGGATGAAAGATTATGCTACTCGTATAGATAAGAATGTTAATATTCAAAAACTATACAATATTGCAAAGTCTATACAACAAACAGAGATAAAAAAACAAGGAGAAACAAAAGATGTTTAACTGGATAAAGAAACTATTCTTACCAAAATGGAATTACACTAAAGCTGAACTCAGAGAGTTTGATAAAGTAACTTTAGAAGAAATTGGTCGCTCATGGGGAATAGAATTAGACCGAAGAGAAACAAAAGACAAATTAGTCAAACAATTATTAAAAGTAATGAAGTAAAATAGGAGTATTATATTATGGCGTTAGTATTATTTACAAATACATTAAAAGAAGCACACAACAAAGACGTTTGGATAAATCCAGATAAAATTATATCTGTTTTCTCGATGATAGACCCTCAAGACAAGAAAAAGAAAAAGCTTGTTACAGCAATTTTCGCTGGAGGTGACTTAACTTGGACTGTAAAAGAAGAATTGAGTGTTGTGGTATCTAAAATTAATCATATAGACCTCTGGGAGGAAAGTTAAACATGAATAGAGATGATATATTAGCAGCTGACATGGTAGATGCCAGTGAATTGAAAGAAATGCAATCAAATGCAGGAATGGCTACTAAAGAATGGCCGGCTGAACCTTATCAAGCAGAACCTGGCACTCATGTGCCGCAAAAACTAAGAATTAATATCGAATCTGAGAAATTAGGCAACTTTTCTGATGAAAAATCTAAAGATGTTCTTATTTCTGCATTAAAAAGACAAATAGTTAAAGTATCTTTTACAAAAGCAGACGGAAAGTTAAGAGAAATGTCTTGTACTCTTCAAGAATCGTTTTTACCAGAGATTACCAAAGAAGGTGCAACAACTGAAGCTAAAAAAGCAGTAAATGGCGATGTTTTGCCGGTTTTTGATGTCGATAAGAAAGGTTGGAGAAGTTTTAGATTCGATACAATCAAAAATGTATCATTTGAATTATAAATCGACTAAATAGCACTCACGCTAACACTATTTAAGGATAATATCATGGCAGTTACAGTAAGAATTCATCCAGGTAAAAGAAAAGCTAATCCAATGAGAACTCATAATGATAAACCAAGATTGGGACCATTGAACATAGCACAATTGACAGAGTTAGCAGAAAAGACAGTTAAAAATAAAGACAGAGCTAAATATCTTAAAGAAATAATAAGAAAACAAGCAATGTTGGACAAAAGGAGCAAAATCTAAAGAATGGCAATTACTGATAAGAAAGTTTATAAGAAGGCTTGGGAAAAAGATACATTTGGACTAAAAGTTGTTTTAGACGATAAGATGTTTTTTGATAAGGCTTTAAGAATATTCAAAAGAAAAGTAGATAATTCTGGATTACTTCGAGAATTAAAAGAACGAGGTGAATATTCAAAACCATCAGAAAAAAGAAAGTTAGCAAAAGGCCGAGCAAAGAAACGTTGGGCTAAAAAGTTTGAACAGACCCATCTAGCTGGTCGTGCGAAAAAGTATTAGTATTAACTCATCAATATCAGTATAAAAAACAGGATTCTCCTGGATAAATACTGGTATATCATTTTATATTAATTTACAACTAACCGTTGTAACTGCCTCTGACATACAATAACTGAACGGAACATATATGAATAAACTAATTTATATGGGTGTTTTTCTGTGGTCAATTAATGCGACCTCACAACCCCAAAATGATTTTGAGTTTAAAAGTCCTGCCTTTAATGGTAATGGATATTCTGGACATGTCTTGACAATAGAGAATCAAGAACATTCTCGTAAAAAGGCAATTGCAGATAAACTCGAATCACAATTAAAAGAAGCTGCTAGACAAAAAGGTAGTACCAATATTGCTAAATTTATGAGTAATTTAGAATCTAGAATTTATGCACAGATATCACAAGATTTAGCTACTGCGATGTTTACAGATGATTCGTCATCACCTACATCAGGCACATTAAACTTTGAAGGTAACATTATCAATTGGGCTAAAACATCAAGTCAGATTAACTTAAGTGTTATTGATGTGGTAGGCACAACAACAAGCATTGCAATACCATTAGGCGACTTTACTTTTTAATATGAAACTACTTTTATTATTGATGGTATTATCCATCTTAACTGGCTGTGCTACATCTCAAGCAATTAAAGGAGAGTATGAACCTCCTATGGCTGTAAAGAACTCTACATATAAAGAATTTGATACTATACCAAAACCAATGATGGGCAAAGTATCTGTTGCTGTTTATAGTTTTAAAGACCAAACAGGTCAAAGAAGACCTAGTTCGACACAATCGAGTTTCAGTACGGCAGTAACACAAGGCGCTGAAGCCTTTTTAATTAAAGCGTTAAGAGATGTGGGTAATGCTGGTTGGTTTGATGTAGTAGAAAGAGTTGGTCTTGCGAGTCTTACACAAGAAAGACAGATAGTTCGACAGATGCGAGAAGCATATGAAGGAGCTGATGCCAAGAAATTACAACCAATGCGATTCGCTGGTATGATTATTGAAGGTGGTATTACTGGTTATGATACATCAGTGAGAAGTGGAGGAAGTGCCGCTAGAATATTAGGAATAGGACCATCAACAAAGTTTAGTGAAGATATCATTACAGTAAGTTTGAGAGCTATAAGTGTTAATACAGGTTTGGTTATAGCTGCAGTCAATGTTCAGAAAACAATTTACTCAACTGCAGATAGCTTAGCAATACTAAAGTTTTATGATAAAGGCACACAAGTGTTTGAGTTTGAATCTGGCTTAACTTTAAATGAACCAGGAAGTTTGGCAGTAAAGTCAGCTATTGAAGCTGCGGTAGTAGAATTAATAAAAGAAGGCGAAAGAACTGATGTGTGGGATTTTAAAGAAGAGGTGATTAGTGAAGTTGAAATAACACCACTTAAACCAACATCAGAATATATTGATATTATAGAGGAAGTAGAACCAGTTTTAAATACAACATTTGGACAAGGAAATTAAATGACTACAATAAAAACATATTTCATTATGTTACTTGTGATGGTGCTTTCAGTTGCTCATGCAGCTGACAATAGTATCTATATAACTCAAGTTGGTAGTAGTTCAACAATTAATGTGTTGCAGGACGGTGCAGCCAATAAACTATTCGGTGTAGGAGATTCAGAAGGCACAGCTGCACTATTTACTGGTAGTAGCCAGACAGTAGACATAAAACAAATCGGTGGTGCTAATATTCTAAAGATTGATATGAACACATCAGTAGCATCTTCTGTTGGTGTCAACTTAAAATACTACATCACAGGTTCAAACTCAGTTGCGAGTATAGACATTAATGGCGATGGTAATGGAACTGCAGCTAATAATGTTATTGATATTAGGCAAGTTGGTAATTACTCAGATTTAATATTTGATTTATTAGGCACAGGAAATACTTTGACAGCAACCACAACTGGTGGTACTTACAATGACCTTACATATACAATTGATGGTGACACAATAGCAGTTGCTACTGCAATTAGTGGTGGTGGAGGTAATAAAGTAACAGCTACTTTAGGAACAGATTCAGCAACCTTTAACTTGACAGCACAAGGTGCTAGTAATGTAATAACAGCAACTCAATCTGGCAATGGTGGTTCCGCTGGACATAACTATGATTTAGATATAATCGGTTCAAGTAATGCTTGGACATCAACACAAGCTGGTAGCCAAGATAATGATATCGATGTGAACATAACAGGAAATAGTAATACTTGGGTAATAAGCCAAGATGACTAAGAAATATAGTCTAAAAGAACTTGAAAATATTGTGCCATTTAATAACTGGCTTATCAAAGAACACAATCTACACATTGAAGATTTAGATTCAACCAATTGGGCTACTTATACAAAATTATGGCAAATAGAAGTATTAGACAAAGTTTAATATTACTTCTTCTCATACCAACTATGGCATGGAGTTTTATTGGAACAATTACACAACAAAAACATGACCCACTTTCTATTACAAGAGATAAAGAAAAGATAGTAGGAACTAAAGGTGTTGGTGTAGAAATGAATGATGCTTTGAGAACAGGTCAAGGCACAGCTGAAATTACATTCGAAGATAATACAATTGTTCAGATGACTGAAAGTTCTAGACTAACAATTGATGACTTTGTATATGAACCAAAGAATAAAGATGCAGGTAAGTTAGCAATAAGAATTGCAGCTGGCACGGCACGATATGCTTCTGGTCAAATCGCTAAAGACAAACCACAAGCAGTTAAAATTAAAACTCCAACTGCCACAATTACAGTTCGTGGTACAGATTTTACAGCAACAGTGGATGAGATTGGTGCTACTACAGTTATTCTATTGCCTAGTTGTCCTTTTGGTTGGGCATCTATAGAAGCAGATTGTAAAACAGGTGCTATTGATGTTGAGAGTTTAGGTGGCATCGTACACATGGATGTGGCATTTCAAGCAACAAGAGTTCCTAATCTAGATGCTAAACCAACAAAACCAATTATTGTTGATTTGACAGAAGAAATGATTAGTAACATTCTTATTCTTGGACCACCAAAAGAGATTGAATCAGAAGAAGTTGGTAAAACTAATGTGTCTACACTAGATACTAATGATTTAGACCAAGAGTTGTTAGAGAATGAATTAGATAAAGAAGAAGCTAAATTGTTTACTGATAGATTATCAGATAACTTATTAGATAGAAATTTCTTACAAAACATTTTAGATGCTTTAAATCTACAACTTAAAATATCACAAGAAAAAACATTAGCGGTATCTACTGGTTCTGATTTATTACCAGATTTTATTCCTGACCAAGGTGTTACAGCTATTGTAGATGTTATTTCAGTAGAACTTTGTATGGATACCACAGGTAGTGACATTTCTTGTATTATTGTTCCAACTACACAAGAGACCACAATCAGACAGATACAAGGTGTTATTGATATAACAAATAGAGTTAATTCAGAAGGCACAACTATAATTACTACTCGACAAAACTAATGACAACATTTATAATAACATTTATTATCTTATCCATAATAGTAACTCTAATGTCACTTGGCGTTATGTTAATGGGAAAAAACATTAAAGGAAGTTGTGGTGGATTAAATGGTTCAGACAAGTGCCTTGTTTGTAATAAGGTAATTAAATGAGACTATTTTTATTAGTATTCTTTTTTTGTACATCAGCATTTGCTGAAACAGCTCATATAAATTATACTGACACCAATATGTACAATAAACTAAAAGGTGAACTAGAGGGTCATGGGTTTACAGTTTCAGGCACAAATAGTGGTTCAGTTACTTTAAGTCATTTTACTAATAAAGATTTACATATTAACATAGCAGGTAATAACAATTGTGGTGGTACTTGTAAGACAGCATATGAAACTTACATTGGTGCAGGTGGTACAGTTTTAATTGCTGGTAATGGTGACCATGATGGCGCTAGAACGCTTAGCATTGAATCGCTTGTTGAAAGTAAATTAAGTGTAGGTGCTATCACAATGTACAATGGTGAGGCAAACTATACTTCTCACGCTAATGGTTCTCAATATACCGTTTCAAATACTTGGGTAACAAGAAATCTTTTTTCAATGCAATCGGGTGGTACGGCAATAGCGTCAAATACAGCATCAGGCCTTAGTGGTTGGAAATCTTGGGCAGTATATGGTTATGGTAGTAATGGTGGTAAATTAATTATCACTATGGACCAAGTACAATTTAATTCTACTAACACAACTTATTCAGCAAGAATGTATACCTTTTTTGGAGAAACACTTGAAGAGGAAGGTGTATTCAGCACAACATCAACATCAACAACCACTGGCACAAGCTCTGGTATTTCATCTACACAAACATCAAAGATATCAACCGCTTCTTCTAGAGCTACGGCAGCAAGTGCTGGGTCTAATCCAGATAATAGTGTTTACATAGACCAAGCTGGTAATAATAATACAATTAATATTCTACAAGACGGAAGTACCGGCAATCACATAAGAGGAATAGGAGTTGAGCGTTCTGATATTGATGGCAATAGTAATAATATTTTGATTAAACAAGGTTCGCCAAGTTCGTGGGCTCCTAATTTAATTGAATTAATGCTCGATGGCGATTCAAATGACCTTGACCTTTTTCAAGATAGAAACGATGACGGAACAGAGAATACTTCTAGAGGTGACCATATTATCAAACTTAATGTTGATGGTAATTTAAATGCTATTGAAGTAATACAAAGAAATACTGGCAACCATGGTCATTATGCAGATATAGATGTGACTGGTAATTCTAGTAATTTTGATGTTCTACAGAAAGATGCATCCGAAAAACGATTGTTTGTAGATGTAACTGGCAATAGCAATATAATAGATGTTACACAACAACATAACTCATCTAAATTTGCAGATATAACATTAAATGGTAATGCACATGATGTGACCATTCTACAAAAAGGAACTGGAGCTCACAATGCAACCATTGACTTAACTTTTGGTTCGGCATCAAGCACTGTAGATTTAACACAACAAGGTGATTCAAATCAAAGTTATTCACTAACTCAAACTTGTTACACTGCTGGTGGGTGTTCAGTCTCAGTAACACAAGAATAAATACATATATGAAAAAACTAATCTCACCTTGGTGGGCACTTCTACTTCTTTTAATAATTATTCCTATAAGAGTTGAAGACCCAGCATTTGTCGAATCATTAAGACTTAGATATTTCGATACCCTTATTTCATCAAAAGTAGAAACAACTAATGGAATTCATTTAGTTAATATTGATGAATCAGCACTCGAAGACTATGGCCAATTTCCTTTTAGTCGTAATGTTTATGCAACAATAGTAGAAGACTTATATAATCGAGGCGCCGGTTTGGTTGTCTGGAATATAATGATGCCTGAAGCAGACAGATTAGGTCAAGACAAAGTGTTTGCTAAAACTCTAAAAGATTATCCTGTTATTCTGCCAAATATAGGTGCAGCCAAAACTAAAAATGAACCAAGAAATCCAGGTGCAGTGTCAATTGGCGACAGTAAAAATAAAACTGTAGATTATCCTGGAATCATTGCTAATATAAAATTATTAGAAGATAATGCAATTGGTGTTGGAATAGTTAATACATTTCCAGAAGTTGATGGTGTTGTACGAAGAATGCCACTGGTCATTTCAAGTGGTGACACATTATATCCAAATCTATCATTAGAAGTTTTAAGAGTCATTGCTAATGACCCAAGTTTTCAAATAAAGTTTAATGAACTAGGCATACAAGCACTTAGAATACCACAGTTTGGTAAAATAAAAACAGATACTATTGGTCGTGTATGGATAGATTGGCAACAAAAAGGAATTGAACATAGTTTAACTAACTTACCAAAAAACTTTAATAATGAGATAGTAATTATTGGAGTAACTGCAAGTGGTTTAGTTAATCCTTTATCAACAAGCATTGGCGAAGTTTGGCCACATCATGCACAAGCTTCATTAATAGCAACACTTTCTAATCAGATAAACATATCACGACCAGATTGGGCAACTGGCGCCGAGTTAATTAGTATATTATTATTATCAATCATTCTAATCTTATTTACAAGGTGGAAATATGGAATTGTTTTCAATATTGGTATTATTGTTAGTTTATATTATTACTCTGTACATCTATTTACCAAAGAAGCGATATTAATAGACGCTTTTTATCCTATAGTTTCATTAGGTGTGATATATGGAATTGCTTATACTATTAAATTTGTTTCAGAACTCAATCAAAAACTTCTTATAAAGAAACAGTTTGGAACTTACTTGTCACCAGCACTTGTTGAGAAGTTACAGAAGAATCCAGAACTATTAAGATTGGGAGGTGAAACTAGAGAGTTATCTATTATGTTTACTGATGTCCGTGGATTCACAACGATATCTGAACACTATGGTAAAGATGTTCAAGGCCTCACTTCAATCATGAATCGATATATGACAGCGATGACTGCTAAGATTATTGATTACAATGGCACACTCGACAAATATATTGGTGATGCTCAAATGGCATTTTGGAATGCACCACTTGATGATAAAGAACATGCATTGAATTCAGTTAAAGCTGCAATAGAAATGTTAGGAGACTTAGATAACTTCAATAAAGAAATTGAGAAAGAAAACATTCCTGCATTTGGAATGGGATTAGGTATTAATACAGGTGAAGTTGTTGTTGGTAATATGGGTAGCACACAGCGTTTTGATTACACTTGTTTAGGAGATGCAGTTAATTTAGCTGCAAGACTAGAAGGTCAAAGTAAAACTTATGGTGTTAGAATTATATTAGGACCTAGAACTGCTGAATTGGTTAAAGAATATTATCCAGTTGTAGAATTAGATACGATTGCAGTCAAAGGTAAAACTATTGGTGTTAAAGTCTATACGATTGCAGAACTAGATGATGAATCTGGCCACAAGAAGTTTCTTAGAGCTTATTATTCTGGAGAGTGGAAGACTGCAATATTGATGACAGTGAAATTGAAAAATGAAAATATAAATCTTATTGATTATTATGATAACATGGTACAAAGATTGTATAAAGAAAAACCAAAAGATTTTGATGGAGTGTATAGACTAACTTCTAAATAATACTATTCTTTATCTTGGCCTTTTTTGCGAGATTCTTCTTCTCGTATTTGCAATAGTGTGTTGAGTTTTTGATTGAGTCGTATTAAATCATTATCAAGCATACGAACACGGTCAATTAATTCTATTAGAGTTTTGGTTGCTTGAGCAATGACAATATTAATTTCACCTGTTACCCATTTCCAAATATAGAATATTAAATATCCAAGACCAAAGGAAGCTATGATTGGAAAACCATAGTCTGCTATTACTGTTGTTATATTATCCATCAACGTCCTCACCTGTTACTTCAATTGTATCTAATGTTATTGTGATATGATTTGTTTCATCATCTATACTATGAAAACTCAACCAAAAACAAACCAACACAATAAAATAAAGTGCTATGTCATATAGTTCATTAAGTTTCATATAAACAGTTTAAAGTATGCAATCACCAAGATTATTGATACGATGACTGCAATTTCTCTAAAGTGTTTTTCATTATTCATCATATATTTATAACGGTCCTAAGGTAGCGATTCTTATTCAACTGTTATAATCTTCTCCTCAATCATTGGTATTGGATAAGGTAATGGAATACCCATATCGTCTACTGGTCTTTCAAACTCTGGAACTATTAATTTCTTACCTAGTTTTAAATTCTTATCACCTTTAAGTTCCGTTATATCCTTTAATTCTTCGCTTTTATTATAATATACATTGGGGTTTTTATGTTTATCTGGATTCTTTGTAATATCTTCCATAAGTTCATCATAGTAACTTTTGCCTGATGGCGGTCTATCATCAATCATTTCTTCGCCATTAACACCCTGACATTTTCTAGCAAGTGTTGCAAATTGTGGTGGTAGCTTTTTGTTATTATATCTTTTACACATCTTAATTAACTCTAACTGTTGAGCTAATTCCATATTCTCTTGTATTAAACTTTGAGTATAATCAGTGCAGTTACTTCCTAGATACCAAGTCCACCTAACGCCTATTCTTTGAGATGAGCCATCACCATAATGATTGTTATTACTATTTACACTATTAGGATATCTATTTGAATATGAGTTATCTCTTTCGTCATAAGAAGATTCTACAGAAAAATTACCTTTGTTACATTGTTGAAAACTACCTTGAAGATAATCATTTCTTGCATGTGCATTTTTACTAGGAATAATAGCTAACATTAACCCAACACATAAAGATAATGTGATAGGAGATAATATGTTGTTTAATTTATCGATTGAGGTCTTTAATGTCATAAGCTTGTTCCCTCACTTGGTCAGCTAATACTCGATATAAGTCTTCGCCCATTCTCATTGATGCTTCTAATTTAGCTACTTGTGCTTTTACATCTGCAATGTTTAAATTTGTTTGATTATTATTTGAGTTTATAGTCATTTTAAGATTGTCTATCTTATCATCATATTTAGCTTGAGTTTCTTTTAATTCTTGTAAAAGAGATTGAACTTCGACTTCACTTGTGTGAATTGTATTAGACACGTCTACGATATATTTAATACCAGTAAATGTACCAAAAATAACAGATGCCACTACCGGCACTAAAACAAAGTTGTGCTTTAAAACTTCTATAAATTTCATTAAATTAGTTCCTCTTTTTTATCTATCGGTTAACAGAGAACATGTCTAAATGGTATTCTACTATCAATCCATCTTCGTCTATATAATTTACTATTGGAAATGTTCTAAAGCCTGGAATATCTGGAGCACCTTCGATAGAAGGCACATCATAACAAGCCTCATATTCAATACCCAATTCACTCGTTGTTGCATAGGCTCTGTTCTTATATCTATCACTATATTTAGTTAATTTACACTCTTCTTGAGTTAATATAATATGACCACCAGCTTGATTTGCCATATAAACTCTTTCTACATTCATTTCGGCAAAACAATTGGCTGACAAGAATAACAAAATTACTGACCACTTAGTGTACCAGTTAATTGATATATTGAATTTCATTGGAGTTAATCCTTTCTGGCGTCATTCTTTCCGTCAGCCCGAGCTATACGATTTATATCTGGTTTGAGGCCTAACGCTGACGACATGAGAGTGTCTATGCGAATTACATCATGATTCATAGTTTTTACACGATTGTCTAATGCGGTAATAATACCACTTAGTCGCTTGACATTTGAAGTCACATCTGATAGGATAAACTTCAATGTTAAAAATACAAAATACCCGGCAGCCATTGCAGCTGCTATTGGGAAACCTACTTCAGTTACTAAGAATAAAAAGTCCATGTTTGCCTTCTTTAGCTTGACATTGGGAGCTATTTATGTTATACTTACATAAATAAGTGATAATATAACATTTATTACATCTTTGAAACACTTGAGGTATATTATGAATAAGACAAAAAAGCATAGAAAGCCAATGTCTCCTGAACAAAAGAAAGCTGCAGTCGAAAGATTAGCACTTGCTCGAGAAAAGAGACTCAAAGAAAATCCACCCGAATACAAAAACATTTCACAAGAAGTTCAATCCTTACCCGATGACCACCCATTAACTATGTCTAACGTTAAAGAGTGGATTAAGATTTCACAAGATAAGGTTGCAAGTCTTAAAGTGGCTGTTAGACAGAATGTAAAAGGTGCAGTTGCACAGGTATCTTCACTAGAAGGTTATATTAGAAACTGTAGAATGTATCTAGAAAGTGGTAATTGGATTGATAACTTCTATGGCGAGAATCAAGAGATGAGAATGAAACATAGATGTCTGGCTCTTGGATATGATAAAGACGGACAACCTAAAAGAAGTGTTGGAGTTTTCTACGATGATATCGCAATGGAATGGACAAGAGATATGGACGATGCAAAGAGAGAGAAAGAAAACAAATGATTGCCTCTTTAAACTTCTAAATTTGATATAATACTAACATGATAATATTTGACTATAACCAGGTAGCTATTTCTAACCTGATGGAACATATCGGTTCAACAAACGGTCCTGTTGACGAATCTATGGTAAGACACATGATTCTCAACACGATTAGAACCTATGTAAAGAAATATAAACAATCTCACGGTCCAGAAGTTGTTATTGCTTGTGATAGCAAAAACTTCTGGCGTAAAGATTTATTCCCAAACTATAAAGCAAGTCGTAAGAAAGCTAGACAGAAATCTGGTCACGACTGGAATTCAATCTTTGCATGTCTACATTTAATCAAAGACGAGATTAGAAAACACTCACCTTATAAAGTTGTTGAGATAGACACCTGTGAGGCTGATGATGTGATTGCAATATTAACAATGAAATATTGTGCTACACAAAAGATAATGATTCTTTCATCAGATAAAGATTTCGTTCAACTACAAAAGTGGCCTAACGTAGAACAATACTCACCAATTATGAAAAAGGCATTAGTAGAACCATTACCTGCCGTTCAATTAAAACAATTGATTATTCGTGGTGACAAATCAGATGGCGTTCCTAATATATTATCTAATGATGATGTGTTTGTAGAGGGTATTCGCCAGAGACCAATAACAGAAGTAAAGATTATTAAATGGTTAAATCAAGAACCAAAAGAATTCTGTACTGATGAAATGTATAGAAACTTTATAAGAAATGAACTACTTATTGACTTAACTAAAATACCAGAGAATTTAAAAGAACTAATTCTCAAAACATATGATGAAACTACCACTAATACTAAACAAGTGTTTATGAATTACATGATAACTAATCGCCTTAAAAATTTACTGGAGGTCATTGACGAATTCTAATATGATAAATTTATTCTCAGAAATATTTACAGAAGTAGAAAATGGAGTAACAAAGAAAGATAGAATAGCTGTGCTTCAAAAGTATGACACTAAAGCATTAAGACAATTCTTCGAATTATTATATGATGACAATGTTGAATTTGATGTAGAGATTCCAGACTACAGACCTTCTGTTGACCCAGCTGGATTAAACTTTGCTTATCTTCATGGCGAGACTGCTAAATTGTATAGATTCATTAAAGGTGATTCTAGGTCAACCATGTTGACACCTAAAAGAAAGAAACAAATAATGTTAATTATACTAGAAAGCTTACATAAAGATGAAGCTGAAATACTAGTTGGTCTTTTAAAGAAAGATATTGGCATTATGCATCTAACCAAATCACTAGTTAATGATGCATTTACCCTGATAGACCTTAAAAAAGAATCTTTATAATGAGAGTTGCAGTTGTAACTCCAACCATTGGCTCGAAGCATCTAGAACAGAACCTAAACTCGGTCAAAAATCAAACATATAAAGATATTATTCATTACGTTTTCAAAGATGGAGCAGAAGTAACTATTCCTAGTTGGTGTAGAAATATACCAACAATTAAAACTATTAGTCTTGAAGAAAACGTTGGTAAAGACTGGTACGGTCATCGTGTGTACGCAGCCTGCTCATTTTTAGTTAATGCTGACATCATAGTCTATCTTGATGAAGATAATTGGTTAGAACCGACCCATATTGAACACATGGTTAAAACAATCGAGTCAGGTACAGATTGGGCTTATTCACTTAGAAGAATAGTAGATAAAGAAGGCGAGTTTATATGTGAAGACAATTGTGAATCACTTGGTGATTGGCCTACATATTTTAATGAAGATGTTAGACATATTGACACATCATGTTTTGCCATAAAAAGAGATGTTGCAACTAAAATTGGTCATGCTTGGTATGGAAAATGGGGTGCAGATAGACAATTCTTTAGAGCATTAAAACATCACTTTCCAAACGGCCAATGTTCTAATGAATATACAGTCAACTATCGTTTAGATGGTAATGAAAATTCTGTAACAAAAGAATTCTTTATTTCTGGTAACAAAATAACAAAAGACAAATATGGTGAAATATATCCATGGACAATTAAACAAAAGATACATCAAGTTGGTCCAGGAATATCAATAGTTGAGTCAGTAGAAGAATGAAATGGGACGAGAAGATAGATAATCTTAAATCACAAATAGAACATTCTAAGAAAAGAGTATTGATTACTGGCGTATCTGGTTATCTTGGTTCACATCTAGCAAAGACAATGAAACAAGCCAACTGGAGTGTTCATGGTTTCGATTACAAACATAACTTTAATAGTTATATCGATGTTATGCATGCTGGTGATGTGCGAGACGGACCTAGATTAGAAAGTGTTCTTGGTAACTGGAACTTTGATTTAGTGATTCATTTGGCTGCTAGAATAGAAGCAGGAATATCTGTATTAGAACCAACTGAATTCTATGATATCAATCTTGGCGGAACTTGTGCTGTTGTAAACGCTATGAATAAACATGGTGTTAAAAATATCATTTACTCTTCAACAGCGGCTGTCTATAAAACAAAAAACTCAATGATTAAGGAAGATGATGAAATAGAATTCAATCAACCTTATGGTCACTCTAAAGAATTATCAGAACAGATAATTAATAAGTCAGGATTAAACTATGTAATTTTTAGATTCTTTAACTTAACTGGTGCAGATGAAGATGGTGAGTTTGGTGAAGACCATCAACCAGAAACACACTTAATACCACGTTTAATATATAGCTTGGGTGATAAGAAATATGAAAGAAGTAACATAGAATTTGAATTAAATGGCGATGACTACAACACAAAAGATGGTACATGCATAAGAGATTATGTTCATGTAAATGATGTTGCTGATGCTCATATATTAGCTTCAGAATATCTAAATAAAGGTGGTAAATCAGACGTGTTTAATCTAGGTACCGGTAAAGGTCATTCAGTCTATGAAATCTTATCTGAAGTTGAGAAAGTATCTGAGAAGTTAATTACAATCAAACTCAACCCAAGAAGAGATGGAGATGCAGTCAGTTTAGTTGCAGATATCTCCAAAGCGGTAGAAATATTAAAATACGAGCCGAAGTATGACATCACTTCGATTATAAAAACCGCTTACGAATGGCATTCAAATGAAAAACAAGAGACTACAGAAATATAAAAAACCAGTTGACGATAAGAGAGATATAGACGATTTACTCTTCTCCTCAGAAAGAATTAATGTTGCGTTACTCAATAACCATATTAATTTTCTTACTGGCGAAATATGTGAAGAAAATGTTACTGAGATTATTCGGTGGATTGCATATGAGAATACGTTACATACCGAAGTTCCTTTAACATTGTTTATCAATTCAACAGGCGGCAGTTTGACTGATGCCTTTGCTCTAATTGATATTATGCATAATTCACATCGTAAGATTCGAACCTTTGGAATTGGTAATGTTATGAGTGCAGCTTTTCTAGTATTCGCAACAGGAATGAAAGGTGAAAGATATATTGGTAAATATGCTAGTATTATGTGCCACCAATATACAGGTGAAGTTTATGGAAAACACCACGATATAAAGGCACAATATAAAGAGACTGAGTTATTAAATAAACGAATGGTTGATGTTTTGAAAAGAGCGACAAACATGGAAGAGAAATCCATAAAATCAAAACTGTTACCACCTACAGATGTTTGGTTAACAGCAGATGAGTGTATCAATTTGGGAATTGCCGATAAATTCATAAGTTAAGGAAAAATCATGACCACGACAGTACAGTTTAATCAACAAAGAATACTAGAACTAGAAGTGGAAATAGAGTCGAAAATGCTACATGTATCTCAATTAATAGACCAAAAAAATGAACTAGAAGTTGAAGTAGATGTAGACGAAAAAACTTATTATAAAGATAAACAATTACAACTCTTTTAAGAATTAACTTATATTATGATAACTAACGAAAAACACGAAATTCTAACCATACTCATGGAAGAATGTTCTGAAGCTTCAGTTGAAGCATCCAAAATAATTAGATTTGATGCTGGATTTGATAAACTCGAATCAGAACTAGGCGACATATATTGCATGATTGAAATTCTCATCAAAAAAGGTTACATCAAAAAAGAAGCTTTGGAACTATGTTCACAAGCAAAAAACTTAAAACTTCAGAAATGGAGTAACATCGAACTATAGTAAATGCGAATCACTCTCATTTACATCAAAGAATAATACCAAATTAATGCTCGAAAGTGCTTGACTTTTGCCTAAAAACATGTATAATCCTTATATAGATGTAAAATTATGTAAAGGATATACGGTACGAATGATTATCTATGTGAACAGTAAATACAAACCTAGACGAAAAAGTAAAAAGAGAAATCTGGTTGCTAGAACTGATGGTAAAACTAAGCCTATTGATGTATCTAACCGATTCAATCCTGTGGCATCTGGTCTAATAATCAGAGAAACACCATATCATCCAAGTTTAAAAACAGATTCATCTGGTTCAACAACCAAAGAGAATCATCCACCGACTTATACTGGTGATAAGATGATTGGTATTGGAACATTACACAAATCGAATGGTGTTCCACTATTCAGACAAGAAGACCTGGAAGACCAGGCAAAGATGAGGCGATAATGCTTGACTTTCAGGCAAAATTGTGTTATACTTACCCTTCAAAATGAGAAATCTATATATTAAATCTTATTTTGATTTTATTAACAAGGAAATTATATTATGAAAACAGTGAAACTTAAACCTTTTCAGAAATTATTGACAATAATGATTTCAGGAAATGCAGTAACAAGAGAAGAAATTGACACTCTTCTCGGTAAAGAAATCTATATGTATCGTATTTCTACATACATGTGGCATATCAAAACAAATGCTAATGGCATAATTCGTATTACTAAAGATGGTCGTAAAGTGACCTCTTATCAATTAGTAAATGCTGATGAAGTAAAAGAATATATGCGAAGAACTGGTATATTAACATCAAATTTTACACCAGGTGATATGATAAAAAAACCTTCAATATCAAAACTAGATGATTTAGTTTCTGATATCAAGAAAGAGATGCTTGAAATTTCAGACGAGATTGATGCTGAAATAGCAGAACAAAAAGCAACAGCTTAATGAAGAAACTTTTATTACCATTGTTAATTGCATCTATGTTCGCTAACGCTGAGGAATATCTTGAGATTAAGGCATTAAAAAACTTAATTAAACAAGAAAGTACAGTTACGACTGCAGTAGGTGAATATAAATTTGGTCCTGATACGTCAGAATCAGATGCTTGTAAAATGGCTGAATCAATCGCTAAAGAGAATGCTATTCTCGAAGTTACTGGTGAATCGTTAAGTGCTTTTACAATAGAAAGTTGCAAAGAAGCAAAGTGCGATATACAAAAAAATGTTATATCAGATTCGTCTGGTTACATCAAGTCTATTATTGAAAAGAATATTCAAACAAATAAAGCACTAGGTTATAATAAATGCACAGTAGTTATTCGTGCAGATGTAGGAACAATTGAGAACCCAATTAAATTCAAATTGGATAGTACTGAGTTTTATTTTAATGAAGGTGATGAAGTAGTTATTTCTGGTTCATCCAACAAACAAGGATTAGTTTTAGCTTTCTTGTTTATTGATGGCATATATCATTTAATCGATGGTAGCATGATTGCCACCTCACCAGGTAATTTTATGTTACCATCTACTAAAGAAAATAGATTAGTAGCATACTTACCACAAAATAAATTACAGTCTAAAGAACTTTTAACCGTATTGTTTATTGAGAATGATGACAGGCAATATAATATCAAACAAAAATACAATAAAGTAGAAATGGATAATTTATTGAATACTGTACCGGTTCAAAAGCGAAAGGTGATTAATAATCATGTTTATATTATGAAAAGAGGAAATACAATATGAAATTGAATAAAAAAACTCTGATTGCGATGTTAATTGCATCAGCCTTTGCCACAGGTTGTGGTTCATTAAAATACAATACTGGATTTGAAATAGACTCTAGCACACCACAAGCTGAAGCCTCTCCTGGTGTTGAAGTAGCTTATCCTGAATGGTATAATGAAGATTTAGAAGATGATGATGTAAATCTTTATGCAGTAGCTTCAGAATATTCTAAAGATATGCAATTTGCATTAGATAAGGCTTCATTGTCTGCTAAGCGTGAACTTGCTTCAAACTTCTCATCACACATTGATGCTATGTTAAAGGATTATGCAACAGAAGTTGGTGACCTTGACACAACTGTTATTCGTGAGATAGATAGAACTACCAAATTAGTTGTAGCACGAGTTAATCTAATTGGCGTTCAAAGAACCAATATGTCTATTGTTCATTCTGGTGAAGGCGGCTATCGTGCTTATGTTAAACTAAAGTATACGCCAGATAGTGCAAATGCTTTTATATTATCTGAAGTAAGAAAGAATGCCAAACTAATGACAAAGTTTAATGCTTCAAAGCGTTTTGCTGAATTAGAAGAAGGTGTTGCTTTGATTGAAGAGCAGAAGATAGAAGAACTACAAATACTTAGTGGTGATTTGCCTCCATTAGTAGAATAAGCATGTATAATGGTTACTTATGAACATATTTTATCTTCACAATGACCCAAGGCAATGTGCAGAAATGCACCTTGATAAACATTCTACAAAAATGTGCATCGAGTACGCTCAGTTGATGTCAACTGCCCATCGAGTTTTAGACGGCTCACAATATCTTGGTAAAACGGTCAATAACCGTAATATCAAGAGATGGCGTATGGCTGATGAGCGAGAATTTCAATTGATGAAAGCATCTCACGTCAACCATCCAAGTAATGTTTGGGTGAGAGCTAATCAAAACAACTACAAGTGGCTGTTTTCGTTGTGGGAAAACCTGCTCAAGGAATACACATTTCGTTATGGAAGACAGCATGCTTGTAGCCGTCTATTAGGTATATTAGAATCGCCACCAAAAAATATAAGTGATGGCGAATTCTATCCACCTACACCGGCTATGCCAGATGACTGTAAAGTACCTGGAAATGTATTAGAATCATATCATAAATACTATATTAAAAATAAAAGGCATATTGCGACATGGACAAAAAGACCTGTTCCCTCGTGGTATGAAATGGATTATGGGATTTTACCAGTTTAAAGATTCAAATACAAATGAAGAATGGGAAGATATGATGTCTATAGCTTCCAAAGATGAATATCTTAAAGCAAACCCTCACATAACACAAGTGCCGACTGGTTTTACTATTGTCACTGGAGTGGGAGATAACAGACAGAAAGGTCAATCTGATGGATTCAAAGAAGTGTTATCCAAGATTGGCGAAAAGTTCCCTAATAGTCCATTGGCTGATGAATATGTAAAGAAGAGTAATAAAGAAGTGAAGACAGCACAAATTCACAAAAAACATGTTGACATTGGCGTTAAAAAAGAATTGGCTAAAAGAGAAAAAGATAGAGATGCTGATAAAATGGCATCAACAGTAAGACACGATGTTGACACATTAAGTAGTCAAACAGTTGAACAACGAATTGGCCATGGCGGCGAAAGAGAAGATTAGAATGGCATTTGAATTTACTCATTTAAAAGAACTAGATTTTGACATGAACGCTGAAACTAAACCTGAAGGTCGTAGATATGTTACGCCAGAGGGTAATGCTTATCCGTCAGTCACAACTGTTCTATCTTCATTCAACAAAAAAGCAATACAAGAATGGAGAGACCGAGTTGGTCATGATGTCGCTAATAAGATATCTAATCAAGCGTCAAGTCGTGGAACCAGATTGCATACAATGTGTGAACAATATCTACTTAATGAATTGACACTAAAGAGAATGGCCTCTGCTTTCCCTGATGCTAAAGATTTGTTTTTTAAAATGAAACCAAAACTTGATGAAAACATTGGAAAAGTATATTCACTAGAACAAGCATTATATTCTGATGAATTAAAACTGGCAGGTCGTGTTGATTGTATTGCTGAATGGAACGGCCAGTTATCTGTTGTAGATTTTAAATCTGCAGCTAAAGAAAAGAAAGAAGATTGGATTGAGAACTATTTCATGCAATGTACGGCTTATGCTATGATGTTTGAAGAACGTACAGGAACGCCAATCAACCAAATCGTGGTAGCTATAGCAGTTACAAACGGAGACTCTCAAATATTTGTAAAACAAAAAGATGAATATATGAGTGGTCTGAAACATTTTATTGATGAATATTATTCTACATTATGAGGAAATAAGAAATGCCTATTATAAACGAAGAAGTTCCAGCAGTCAAGGAATACATTGAACAGTTACCAAAAAAATTAACTGAAGGCGAATTGTCTGATGTTTGGTTAGTAATTGCAATAGCAGTTGCTGTCTATTTTGGTAGTGGATTTGTTTCAATAATTTTAAAAATATGTTCTGCCATAGTTGTAGTATTAGGATTATATACCGTATCGCAGGCTTATTTGGTCTGACAATGGCAGGTAAAAATGACATAACCGGTGACAATCTAATTAGCAAAGTTAATACTAAAAGCTATGATGAAGGCTGGGACCGTATATTTAATAAGAAAGAAACCAGTAAAAAGTGTAAAAAGTGTGGGTTTATACAACAAAAACCCAATTTTGTTCTATGTGAATCATGTGGAACTAAGGTTTAGACTACCTTTGGTTCATAAATAAAGAAACATTCGATTACAAAGGAGAATGTATGCGTAAAGTGATTTTTATTATTCCAACGCTTTTGGCAATATTGATAACAATACTAATATTCCAATTAAGTTCAAAAGCAATTCAATCTGAAGCTCTAATAAGAGCCGACTTCAAACATAACATAACATTTGACCAACTAATACCTAAAGCACAACAACAAGTAATGTGCTTGGCAGAAAATATATTTTACGAATCAGCACATGAGCCATTAAATGGCCAGGTAGCTGTGGCTTTCGTTACACTTAATCGTGTGAAGAGTGAAAGTTATCCAGATAATATTTGTGGTGTGGTTAAACAAAAGAATCCTAGAGGTTGCCAATTCTCATGGTATTGTGAAGGCAAAGAACCTATGAAATGGTTGACAAGACATAACAAAACCATGTATAATACTATTATCAAATTAGCTATAAATGTTTATGCTAATCATGATAGTTTAGTTGACCCATCCAAGGGTTCGTTATTCTACCATGCAAACTATGTGAAGCCATTATGGCGTAAAGATATGAATAAAGTTGCAGTTATTGGTAAACACATATTCTATAGGAAGTAAATTATGAATCAATCATCAGTTTTGTATATAACTACAGTAGTGTGTTTTACTATTATTCTTCTTTCAACCATAGGTGCTTATAATTACTATGTAACTCAAGATAGAATCTTAATGTCTAAAAACATAGATGATGCAATAGAGAAAGGTATCAACCCACTATCAGTTAGATGTGCTTATGCATCAGAGATTGATGCTGTATGTATATCATATGCTTATTCACGAAATAATAACACTAAGGCGAAAAAATAATCATGGCAACAAAAGATGAGATGGCGAAGTTCGCTAAAGAGATACACGATTTGGTATCAAGAACAGATTACAATTACATTGAAGCTATAGCAGCTTATTGTAAAGAAACAGGATTAGAAATAGAAGTAGCGGCAACACTATGTAATGCTAACCTCAAATCACGAATAGAGTGTGATGCATTGGACAACAACATGTTAAAAGAGAAGTCTAGTAGATTCAGTCGTTTACCTATATGAGTTCCCCATTGTTATCTCATAAAAATAACAAACCAAAACTATAATAATAGGAGAAACTACTATGCCTTTAAACTTAGACTTTAATTTAATATTAAATGTAGCAGTTGCAGTTGTAGCAGTGGATTGGCTCGGTAAATTAACCGGCTGGTGGTAAATACTTAATTAAGTAATTACAATTTATTATAGAGTTGGGAGAGCTCTTTAAAACTCCCACCCTAATTATATGACAGGCTACGAAACTTACATTTTATTTAATGCTTTAAAATTACACTTTACCACGGAGAAGTTTGACTTCTTTAAATATAACGGTAAGGTGAAAACCACAACTGAACAATTTGAAAACAGAAAAGACAAATATCACTTCTACAAACTTTCCAGAAAACACGAAAACCGAGATGACATGTTACAATACATTGTCTATAACTTTATCGAAAAAGATAACGTATGGGTTGGCGAACTGTTGACTGAAGAATCAAACCAACGATACCAAAAACACAAAAAGATTTTACAATCGCTTTCATATAATTTCGAGAGTGATTGTAAAAAGTTATTTGGAGATGTAACTAATCCGAATGACTTGATTAAGGTAAAAGATGGATATCCCAAACTTTTGACTATGGCTTTACAACGTGATATTGAGATTGAAACCTTTTGCCTACTGAACTCTATTCTAAACTTTGTACCAATGTGGACTGAGAAAATTCAAGACACAATATATTGGCCTGAGTTTAGAAAAAAAGTTTTAAAGTTTACCGCATTTCTACCAAGAGATGTAGTAAAATATAGACTTCTTCTCAATAAAGTTATTGGGAATTAGTAGCATAAATAACTTATACATTATGATTTACAGTGGATAATAGTTATAAACTAAACGTACTAACATACAACTTATACAAGGAAAATACGATATGTCAAGTTTTGCAAATTTAAAACGTAATCGCTCTAGTCTAGATAAACTGACTCAAGCAATAGCATCAACAACAACATCACAAGATTCAAACTCCCGAGAAGACACAAGATTCTGGACTCCAGATGTAGATAAGGCTGGTAACGGAATGGCTGTTATTAGATTCTTACCTGCACCATCGGTAGATGGCGATGACGGACTGCCATGGGTTAGATATTTCTCTCACGGATTTCAAGGAACTGGAGGTTGGTACATTGAGAACTCATTAACAACTCTCAATCAAAAAGACCCTGTTTCTGAATATAATTCAACATTATGGAATTCTGGTATTGAAGCCAATAAAGAAATTGCTCGTAAACAAAAAAGGCGCTTACATTATGTCGCTAATATTATGGTAGTTTCAGACCCAAGCAGACCAGAAAATGAGGGTCAAATAAGACTCTATAAATTTGGTAAGAAAATCTTTGATAAAATTACTGAAGCAATGAATCCTGACTTTGCAGATGAAGTGGCTGTTAATCCATTTGATTTGTGGGAAGGTGCCAACTTCAAATTAAAGATTCGTAATGTAGAAGGTTATCGTAACTATGATAAATCTGAATTTAGTGATAAAGTAGCTTTAATGGAAGGCAACGATGAGAAACTCGAAGCAGTATGGCAACAAGAGTATTCATTGAAAGAATTCTTAGACGCTAAAAACTTTAAATCTTATGAAGAATTAAAAGCAAGATTAGATAAGGTTTTAGGGTTTCAAGGTGAAGCTGCACCAAGAACTATAGCAGAAGAAGTTATGGCTGATACAATAGCACCAGCGCCATCAGATGTAGAAGTTTCATCTGCTCTAAATCAAGTAGACACAGCGATTGCAACTGCTGGTTCTGATGATGATTTAGATTACTTTAAGAACTTAGCATCACAAGACTAGACCGAAAGTAATTTCTGATTTAGTTATATTGAAACCCGCTTCGGCGGGTTTCTTTTTGCCTAGAGTTCTAAAGTTTTAAGGAAGATTTGACCTTTCGTATCTGAAGCTTTGATTGTCATTGTTCCAGACTGTTCAGAAGAAAAGTTAAATTTAATATATGGGTCTTGACTTACACTAATACCATTCTCAACAACTAATACTATTTCACCATTAAAATTGTAACGAACTTGTTTAACAATCCATTCTGGTACATACCAACCATTAATTGAATCTTTTTGTAGTCCTGTAAAATTAGGATGTTTGATACGAGTTGTTATATAATTATTCTTAGATTTAATTAGAATTTTACCTAAATCTTTAGTCATCTCAGGGTCTTGACTATTCATATAACCACTACAACCACCTGATGCTCTTATAGCAATCTTATTCATATATAATTTACCATTACTATCTTCAGCAACAACATGAACAAAAGAATCTGTCTCCATTCTAATGCGAGTTGATAGGTCTAAGTTTTGTGTTTGATTTGTAAGGTGATATGTAGCTGCGTGTTGAATAGGATTCCCATCGATGATTAGGAATATCTTTTCTATTTTAATATTAGGAGTTTTTGTTAGTATTATATTGACTGGAACTTGAGCGCCACTAGATGCTCTTTTTGGACCATCAATCTTAAGAAATTCTACTTCAGTGATAACCTTATCGCCAAACATTCTTTCTTGTACATATGGCCATAAATCAGGATTAGCATCGGCTCTTGCAATTAACCCGATACTTAATAATACTAAAAAAAGTAATATCTTTTTAATAATCATAGGTTTATTTAGTATACCATAACGTGGTACCAATAGAGGCAATTATGATATTCGGTCTGTAAGGCTTCCTGTGT